ACCCGCTTCCTGGAAGACCTGCTGAGCAACTACGCCGTGGCTTCCCTGGCCGTCTCCGTGCCCCCGGGCCCCGTGGTCACCGAAGAGCAGGCCAACCAGATCCGGGATCGCCTTCGGGCGGAGTACGGGGGGGCCGACCGTAATCGGGGCAAGTTCGCGGTGGTGGCCAACGGGGCGGTACTCACGAAGGTGGGCTTCAGCCCCCAGGAGCTCGACCTCAAGACGGCCCACTACGTCCCGGAGACGCGGATCTGCGCCGTGCTGGGGGTGCCGCCGACCCTGCTGAGCCTGGCCAGCGGCCTCGAGCACTCGATCTACAACAACGTCAGGCAGGGGCAGGAGCATTTCTACGAGCAGACCGTCGTCCCCCGCTGGCGCCAGGTGGCGGCCACCTACACCAAGCAGTTGCTCCGGACGGACTACACGCCCGACCGCACGGTGCGGGTCGAGTTCGACCTGACCCGGGTGCGGGCCCTCCAGGAGGACCAGAACGAGGTCTACGCCCGGGTCAGCGTGGGGGTGGAGAAGGGCTGGCTCACCAAGGACGAGGCCCGGGCCCAGGTGGGCCTTGAGCCGCTGCCCGACGGCCTGGGTGAGGCCCAGGATCCCCTCGATCAGGCCCGGCAGATGGCCCAGATCACGGCGGCCAACCGGCCCCCGGGTGGCCAGCAGTCAGGCGCGCCTGGCGGCCAGCAGCAGCAGGAGCGGCGGGCCCTGTCGGTTCCGGAGAAAAAGCAGGCGCTGCCGTTCATGCCGGCCCTGATGGAGATGCTCCAGGCGATGGCCAGGCCCATGCTCGAGCAAGACCTCGAGAGCTACCTGCAGCAGCAGCGGGAGCGCGTGCTGACGCGGGCGAAGGGGGGCTCAGGTGCCGGCTAAGACGCGCCGACAACAGCGATTACCGGGGACGAACCCGGCGTCAACCAGGAGGCAACAGCGTCCCCGTAGCGTTGCTGTATGGCAACGGAGACGGAATTGGCGTGGGCGGCGGGCTTCTTCGACGGCGAGGGATGCGTCTTGATCAGCGTGGCCGCCCGCAGCACCACGAAGCACCTTCAGACCTCATTGGTCGTGTCGGTCGTCAACACCGACCGCCGCCCTATCGACAAGTTCTCGAGCATGTTCGCCGGATGGAAGGGGCAGACGAGCCGCGTCAAGTTCTGGCTGAACCCGAACCGGCGCCTCCAGTACGAGTGGTCGGTCAGGGGGCTGGCGGCGCGCGACGTGTGCGCGGCCCTCCTGCCCTACTCCGTCGTGAAGCGGGAGCAGTTGGCCGTGGCCGTGGAGTTCTACACCTTGCCTTGGCGCAGTCAGCGCCGGGTAGCCGGGGGCGGGTACACCCTCCGCACCGCTGAGCAAGTCCTCATCGACGTGCAGTATGCACAGCGATTGAAGGAGTTGAAGCGTGCCAGCGCGCACACGTAGACAACAGAAATTCATGGGAGCTGAGCTGGCTCGAGCCCGTGCCGGAAAGAAGACGCGGACGGGGATGAGCGCGAGCCACCTCCGCAAATGGGCCAGCAAGCCCAAGGGCGGCTACCGCAAGAAGCGGAAGCGACGCTGATGCGCCTGGACGACCTCTACGACCCCTTGGAGGAGCAGGCCCTGCTGGGCCGCATCCTCCTGCCCCGCTACCGGCGGATGCTCGAGGCCGTCCACGAGCTGCTGCAGTCCGTCTTCCCCTTCCTCTCCGCCGACGAGTTCCGGCTGGACGACGAGGCCACCCGCAAGCAGCTGGCCCTGGCGGCCGAGCAGGTGGTCAGGATCGATCAGTCCACCCGAGATCAATTGCGGGACGTGCTCAAGGTGGGCCAGGCGCGCGGCTACTCCGACTTCGAGATCGCCAACGGCGTCCCTACCGAGGGCTACGGGGGCATCCGGGGGCTCTATCTGGAGACGTGGCGGGGGCGGCCGGAGACCATCGCTCGCACCGAGGTGGCGACTGCTCAGGTGGCCGCCTCCCTGGACCGCTACGCCGCCACGGGCCTGGTCTCGCACGTCCGCATCCACGAGAACGAGGACACCGACGAGCCGTGCGCCGCCCGCAACGGCAAGGTGGTGCCCCTGTCCGAGCAGCCGGGACTGCTGCACCCCCGCTGCCGGATGGGCCTGGAGCCCATCGTGGACGAGGCGGCGGCGTGAGCCGGGCCGGGCCGTTGGCGCTGCCCGCCCTGGACGGCCCCGCCGCGCTCCCGGAGCGCGTGTTCATCCCCCGTGGGGTCGCCGTCGGGGCCGACGGCGTGCTCGACGTCGAGCGGGCGATCCGCTTCTACCTCGACGCGGTGCTCGAGCGGGGCTACGGATGGCGCCTCGACGAAGACCTGGCCCGGGACGGGTGGATGCTGACCCTCACCCCGCCGGGCCGCCGCCTGCGCGCCGGGAGCAGCCGGTGACCACCACGATGGCCCGCCCCCGCCTCGACCCCCTGCTCGACGCGCCCCTGGTCGGGCCCCGGGTGCTCAGCATCGTGGGGGACGAGTCGGGCTGTTCGATGTGGCGGGCGTGGCAGCCGGCCCGGTTCCTCCGCCTCCACGGCTACCCCTGCGACTGGGTCCACGTCCGCGACCCGTCCCTTATCAACGTGCCCCTGGAGGGCTACGAGGCCGTCGTCCTGTGCCGGCTGGCCTGGCACCGCAGCGACCGCAAGCGGGCCGGCAACTGGCTGGACACCCTACGCCAGCGGGGCCGCCGCGTCTTCTTCGAGGCGGACGACGACCTCTTTACCCCGTTCATGGTCGAGCAGCAGGCGAACCGCATCAATCCCGAGAAGACCCGGGAACAGCTCGAGGCCGACCGGGCGGACGCCCTGTGGGCCATGGACCGCTGCGACGGGGTGACCGTCTCCACCCAGTACCTCGCCAGCACCGTCCGGCGCTACACCTCGGCGCCCGTGGAGGTGGTGCCCAACGCCATCGACGCCGAGTGGTTCCTCTCCCGGCAGCGGGGCGTCCCCCGGCCCTGCCCGAACGTCACCATCGGCTGGGCGGGGGGCAACCGGCCCGACGCCGACCTGGAACAGATGGCGATCGCCTGGGGCCGGATCGCCCGGCGCTACCCGGAGGTGATGTTCCTCGTCTTCGGCCACCAGCCCCCCGTGGTGGCCGCCCACGTCCCGGACGAGCGGGTGATCCGCATCTCCTGGCTGCCCACCCAGGACTACCCTCGGGGCCTGGTGGGGGTGGACATCGGCTGCTGCCCCCTGGACGAGACGCCGTTTAACCGCTCGAAGACTCCCATAAAGGCGTTCGAGTTCGGCCTCTCCGGGGCCGCCGTGGTGGCCAGCCCGACGGTCTACGGCAAGGTCGTCCGGGAACCGGAGACGGGCTACCTGGCGCGGGACGCGGACGAATGGGACGGGGCGCTGTCGCTGCTGGTGGAGCAGGAGGGCGAGCGCCTGGCGGCGGCCGATGCCCTCAGGGACGACGTGCTCGAGCGGTGGTCGCTCAAGGCGAACTACTGGCGCTGGCCGGCGGCCTGGCGCCGGCTGATGGAGGCGGCAGGGTGAGGCGCGGCGTGTCGGCTCAAGAAGTGCTCACCCTGCGCCCGCTGGTGCTCAGCGGCCACAAGGGGCGGGACGTGGAGGTCGACCCCGAGCCCCGCTGCCCCGCCTGCGGTAAGCGCCTGGGGGAGTACTTCGGGCTGCCCTGGAGCGTGCGCTGCCGGAACTGCGGCCACCAGGCCCGGCGGGAGTAGCAGAACGTACTAAGACTCTTGACGGTCCTAGCCCTGGCGGCATAGAGTCGGATCCGCCGAGGCTAGGCTAGGTGACCCTCGGTTGGTCATGGCGCGGCATGGCATGACCGGGCTCGGTGGGCAGGGCGCCGCTTCGTCCGGTTGGGTCGGATCTGACGAGGTAGGCATCGGCAGGGTAAGGCCGGGCGCGGCGCGGTTAGCCAGGTCGGGTTTCGGCTCGGCGGGGCGGTGGCTGGTAAGGCGGGGCAGGACCTGTCTCGGCAGGATAGGTCACGGTAGGGCCGGGCGAGGCTCCGTGCGGTGAGGCTTGGCTCCGCTCGTCCAGGCAGGGCTCGTTGAGGCGGGGCGGGGGGCGGCTCGGCGCGGCTCGGCGGGGCACGGTAGGGCAGGGCTTCTGACCAAGCAGAAAGGGGGAAAGGGTGACGGAACTCTTGATCGAGCTCACGGGCACGAGCCCGCTGGCGATGCATAACATCCAGCTGGCCGACCCGCTCAACGACTTCGCCAAAGCGATCTCCGAGATCACCGGCAAGCGCAAGAAGACCGAGAGCGACATGGAGGAGATCGCCCGCCTCGAGTTCCTCGGCGGCCTCTACTATGACCCCACCATCGGCGTCTACGTCCGCACCTATGCAGTGCTACGGGCCTTCGAGCAGGCCGGGAAGATCACCCGGCAGGGGAAGTCGGTCATGCAGGGCGTGGCCGTCCTGGCCGACAAGACGCCGCTGGTCTACGAGGGCCCCCGGGAACCCCAGGCGCTCTGGGAGCGCCCCGAGTTCCGCTGGCGCGGGGTGGTCGGCGTCGCCGGCCGGCGGGTGGTGCGGATGCGCCCCATCTTCCGTAAGTGGTCGCTCTCGTTCGAGGCGGAGCTGGTCGACGAGGTGATCGACCTGGACGACTTCGTGCGGATCGCGGAGCAGGCCGGGCGCGTCGAGGGGCTGCTCGAGGGGCGCAAGCTCGGCAACGGGCGGTTCCGGGTCAACATCGTCTCCGACCGCAAGAAGCGGACGAACGGTCGGGCGGTGGCGGCGGCGGTGCGGGAGGCCAGCGATGTCGAGCCCGTTCGCTCCTAAGGGCGACCAGCCCGAGTGGCGGATCATCTACGAGCTGCTGCTCTCCGGCGCCGAGTTCGGGGATGTCGTCACTTACGCCGAGTTGGACGAGGCCCTCGGGCGGCGCTTCGTGGTCAACCGAGGGCCGCTCTACCGCGCCCGCCGGGAGCTGGGCGACCAGCGCCACCGCTGGCTCGAGCCCGTACCCGGCAAGGGCTACCGGGTGATCGAGGCCCGGGAGCACCTCCGGGTCTCTCAGGTCCACAAGCGGAAGGCCAAGCGCCAATTCGCCCTGATGACCACGGTGACCGCGGCGACCGATTTGGCGCAACTCACGCCCGAGGAGTTGAGCACCTTCGACGCCCAGACCCGCATCCAGGCGGCCCTGGTGGCGATCGCCTTCAGCCACGAGCAGCGGCTGGGGCGGATCGAACAGACGCTGCGCAACAGCGGGATGCTCTAGCAGGACAGGGCGGGGCCTGGTTTGTCGGGGTCGGCTTTGGCCGGGCATGGCAGGTCAAGGCACGGAGGGGTCTGGTGGGGTCGGGCGAGGCGTCTTCGGGCACGGTCTGGCAGGGTTTCGCCTGGCGCGGCGGGGTGGGGCATGCTGAGGTCAGGTCCGGCGGGGTCGGGCCGCGCGTGTTCTGTCAGGGCTAGGCGCCGCATGGTCGGGTACGGCGCAGCGGGCGGGGGTGATTGACACCCCCGCCCGCTGCCGCTTAGACTGACGCCAGCGGCCCCCCGGCGGCCCTCATTCCGGTGCGTCCGGAGGAGGGCCGCTTTTGGTGTCCGGCAGTCTGGTCTACGGGTACCCCCAGCGCACGGTCGAGCTGAAGACGGCCGGCGACGACTGGGAGGTTTCGGGCCACGTCAGCACTTGGGATTTGGACCTCGGCGGGGACGTCGTCCACCGCGGAGCGTTTGGAGACACCCTGCAGTCCGGCATGCGGGTCAAGTTCCTCTTTGCGCATGACCCGGCCCAGATCGTCGGCAAACCGCTCGAGTTGCGGGAGGATGATCGGGGCTTGTTCGGACGGTTCGCCCTGAGCCGGACCAGGTTGGGTCACGACATCCATCAACTCTTAGTTGATGGATGTTTGGACGCTTTTAGCATCGGGTTCCTGGCCAGAGAGCACGACTACGACGAAAAGGCGAAGGTCAGGAACCTCAGGAAAATTGAACTTCTCGAATGTAGTCTGGTCGCCCTGCCGATGAACCCGAGGGCGACCGTCTCCGCCGTCAAGGCGGAGGAGTATCGGGATCCCCCGCCCCCTGCGCCGCCGTCCCCCGAAGCCCGCCTCGCCCACTCGTTGGTCGAGGCCCATCTGCGGCGCGTGCGCATCGACGCCGGCCGCCGCGCCAACGGATTGGAGCGCATCTCATGGCCGCAGCCGTGACCGAGCTCGGACCGAATATGTCGCTGGAGGACATGCGCAAGGAGGCCAAGGCCCGCCTGGAGGCCGCCTCGGAGATCGAGCTCAAGCACACCGGGCCCGGCACCGAGCCCCTCACCGGGGACGAGCTGGAGACCGTCAAGCGGCTCCTGTCGGAGGCCGACCTCCTGCACGAGCGCATCGGCGGGGCCGAGGAGGTCCAGAACCTGCGCCAGAAGACCGAGGACATGCTGGCGTACTACTCCAAGCCCGTCCTCCCGCCCCAGCCGGGGCAGGGGACCAAGGGCCGCCCGCTGACCCCCGGCGAGCAGTTCACCAAGAGCGTCGGCTACCTCGAGGCGAAGAACCGCGGGCTGCTGAACAACTCCCTCAACCACCTGGAGTTCGGGATGCCCCTGGCCGACGGCACCTCCCTGCTGGAGTGGAAGGCGACCTTGGCCGGCACCGTCGGGGGCGGGGCGCTGGTGCCCACCGACGTGCGCTCCACCGTGGTGGACATCCTGCCCAAGATCATCAACGTGCTCGACCTGGTGCCCCGGCTCACCACCGAGAGTGACGCCATCGAGTACATCCAGCAGACGGCGAGGACGCTGAACGTCTCCTTCGTCCCGGAGGCCACCGGCTCGGCCCTGACCGGCACCGACGGGCGCAAGCCGGAGTCGACGCTGGTCTACGCCAACGTGACGGCCTACGTCCGCACGGCCGCCACCTGGCTCCCGGTCACGAACCGGCTGCTGGCCGACGCCCCCGCGATCCGGGGCGTGATCAACACCCAGCTGCTGGACGGGGTGCGGGAGGAGGTCTCCCGGCAGATCATCGCCGGGGACGGCACGGGGGAGAACCTGCTGGGGGTGATCAACACCCCCGGCATCCAGACCTTCGCCCGGGGCGCCTTCAACGAGGTCGACGCGCTGTTCCACGCCCGGACGCTCTCCCGCACCGGGGCCAAGATCGCCCCCACGGCCTACCTCATGAACCCCGTCGACTACGAGCAGGTGCGCCTCTTGCGGGAGAACGCGGCCAGCGCCACGCTGGGCCAGTACCTGATGGGCCCGCCCAACGTGCTGGGGGTGCCCACCGTCTTCGGCCTGCCGGTGGTCGAGGACGAGAACGTGCCCGTCGACACCGTGATCGTCGCGCCCTGGGGCCAGGCCACCAGCATCTTCGATCGTGAGCAGAGCGCCATCCGCGTGGGCCTAATTAATGACCAACTCAT